GGTGCGTCTTCACGAAGTCGCTGAGCTTGCCGACCGACTTGGAGATCTCCTCGAAGAGCGGCTTCCCGACCTCTCGCGCGGCGATCTCCAGATTGTCCTTGAGGGTCGAGAGGCGGCCCTCGTACGACGACGCCTGGGCCTTGATGGCGGAGTTCCAGGCCGGGTCGTTGATCGCCGCCATGTAAATGCGGACGCGCTCCTTCGCCGTGAGCGTGTTCCACTCCTCCAGCGTCTTGCCTTCCTTCGCGAGCGCCGGCCCGAGCAACTGGACGTTGAGCATCTGTGTCTTGCGAAGGTTGCCCATGAGGGCTTCGCGAAGCTCCATCGAAGCGTACTGGAGGCCGCCCGCGTGGCCGGCGGCGAGCACGTTCGAGACGACGGCGCCGCGCTTCACGATCTCGTCGTATTGCTTCATCGTGGCGCCCGACGCGAGCACGGCGCCATTGACCGCGGAGCCGAACTCCGTGAACTGGCGCGTCGTGAGGACGGTCTGCTTCGAGAAGTCTTGCCAGCCGTCGACGAGGGCGTCCGTCTGGGTCCGTGCGCGCTCGAACGGCGTCCCCAGGTTATAGGACGTGACGGCCGCCATGTTGATTTTCATCTGCTGGAAGTGAGAGTTCGACTCGATCAGCCACTCCTTGCCGACCTCGAACCCGCGCTCCGCGACGAAGATCGCGCCGATCGCTTCCAGGGCACCCTTGAGCCCGCCCGCGTGGGACTCCGCGTTCTCCGCCGACTTCGCCAGATGGTCGAGGCCCTGGCTACCGCGGTCATCGACCGTGTAGCGGACCTGAACATCGTAGACCGTCGAGTTCGTGGACACGGGGCGGGGCTCCTACTCGTCTTCGTCGTCTTCGGGCGGAGGGGGCCGGCGAACGTCGTCTTCCCTCTCCTCATCCCAGAACGCGCGCTGGGCGTTCGCGCGCGCGGCCTCCTGGGCGATCCTCCGGTCCTCTCCGCTCTCCTCGAACCCGTCGCTTGTTTCCTTCTCGCCGTTCTCCCGTCGAAGGAGAGTGTCGAGGGCGTCGTTTATCTCGCGACGATCGGAGAACGGGAGGCGGCGGTAATACTCGGGAGTGAGCGCTGGAAGGTAGCGGCCGACGCGGACCCACTCCTTCCAGAAGCGCTCACGGACGGACCGGAACTCCTCTAGGCCGGAAGGGGAGCCCCGGCGGCCAGAAAATCATCGACCTCCTTCTGGTCCGTGATGCCGTTGATCGACTTGAACGCCGAAAGTACGAAGGCGCGCGTCCGGCTGTTCCACGCGTCGTACTCTTCGAGCGGCGGCTCCACCTTGACGTCGTCGACATACGTGATCGAGAGGCGGACAAGCTCCTCGAAAACGGTCGCGGCGCCGCCTTTGGCTTTGGCGGCGAGCGCGGCGTTCTCCTCGTCCTCCCCGTTCGTTTCGCGAATGACGAACGACTTGATCGAGACGTTCTTCCGTCCCTCCAAGGTGAAACGCAATTGCAGGACCTTCGGCGATTCGTTGCTCATGATGACCTGTGCCTCCAAGTTGAAGAGCCGCCCCTCGCGGCCCAGTGAAACGGAACACGGGCGCCCAGGTAGGGCGCCCGTCATCGACTAGGTCGTGGCCGCCTGGCGCGACTTCTTCGTGCGGCACTTGCCCGAGAAGGCCGCCTTCACGTAGTCGGAGCGCTTGTCGTAGCCCTCCGAGTCGAGCTTGATGACCGCGTTCTGGAGCGTCTGGGTCTTGGCCCGAACGCCCGGATCGCGGAACCGCTTCGTCACGATGACGTTGACGCGCGGGAGCGGCCCGCCAGCGGTGAGCGCGGCGACGATGTTGTCCCAGAGGTCCAGGGCCGAGTCGTCGACCTCGTGGATCTGGAAGCTGAAATCGTAGCCGTGAAAGATGATGTCGGGATCTTGCTCCGTCTCGCCCAGGAACTCGCTATCGACGAGGTCCGCGCGCGGCGTGATCTTGAAGTTCTCGACCTTCATAAAGGAGCCCGCCAACAGCTGGCCGTCGACGACCAGCTGGACGAACGTTTCTTGACCGCGGATACGCTTGGCCATGGTTCACTACCGCTTACGCGGCCTCCTTGATCTGGACCGACGTGCCGATCTCCGTCTCCAGGACCAGTTCCAGGATGTGCGAGATCAGCTGGACTCGAACGAGCGCCTTGACGATGCCGGCGGCCTGTTGAGCGGACGTGTTGAGCGCGTTCATGTCGACGGCGAAGTTCGCCACGACACGCTCGCCCTTCTTGAGATCGCCCAGGAAGTCGTCCGACATCGAGGCGATCGCCTCCTTGCGGCTCTGGACGTTCTTCTTCTTGACGACGAACTTGAGCGACTTCGCGAGGCTTTGCTGGATGTAGTCGGCCATGCGGCGGCGCGTGATCTGCTCCTTGCCCGAGACGAGGGAGGTCGTGACGCCCGAGACGAAGGCGAACCCGTCGTCCTCTTCGAGCGCGCAGATGCCCGCGTTCTTGAGCGAGATGTAGTCCTCGCGCACGAGGCCCGGCTGGTAGAGGCGCGTGATGCCCGCGGTGAACTTCTTCGTGTCCTCTTCGCCCGGATGGATGTCGATGTCGATCTGGGAGAGGATCGAGGCCATCCACGACACGGGCGAGGTCAACATCTCCGTCGCCGTTTCGTGGTCGATCGTGTACACGTGATTGTAGCAGTAGACGATCCGGTCACTGCGCAGCGTGGCGACTTCCGTCGACGCGGTCGAGATCGACACCGTCTCCGAGTCGGCGCCCATGAGGTAGAGACGATCCGACGCGCCGGCGGCGAGCGTGGCCATGACCGACTTGAGCGCGGACGACGACCGCTCCGCGATGAAGATCGCGCCGAGCCCCTTCTGGGCGTTGAGCACGTTGAGGCCGCGGGCCGTGGCCGTGAAGTCGGAATCCGCAACCGTGCCGTCGGCGCCCGTCGAGAGGGCGACGGCCGCGGCGGCGATCGGGGTGCCGGAGTTGAGCTTCGTCACCTTGATCACGTTGCCGTCGTCGCTGCCGATGACGCTCAACGTGTTGTCGTTCGAGCCCGTGAGGTCGAGGTTCTTGTAAACGTACGACTTCCCGAGGTAGGTCGCCTTGAGGTCGAAGCGGCCGGAGACGGCGTCCGTCGACGGAACGACGATGTCGATCGTAACGTTGTTGCCCCACGACCCGACGCTGGTCGCATCGACGCGGAGGATGTTCGTCGGCGTCGCGTCGGCGAAGGTGTGCGTCGCGGCGACGGCCGCGGCGGCGGCGGCGCGCACGCAGACGAGCTTGCCGAAGGGCTTATTCGCGAGCGCCTTCCACATGGGCGAGGAGATCGCGCCGCCCGAGCCCTGGTCACGGCCGCCGAAGACCTCGCGGAACCGGCCTTCGCTCGTGATCTCGATCGGCTTGTCCACGGGGCCGCGGATGGCCTCGCCGACGACGCCGATCACGCCGAGGAACACGCCGGAGATCTGCGCCGGCGGATTGCGCTCCTTGACGTACAGGCCCTCCAGGCGAATGATTTCGCTATCGTTGGTCGTGAAAAACGGTGCGGGCATGGTGAATGCTCCTTTACGGGGTCGTCGGAGTCATGGAGCCGTCGTCGTTGACGATCGAGGCTTCCTCCGGGACGTCACTGTTGAGGTCTTCGTTGAAGGCAAGGATCAGCTGATTGATCGGGTAGACGCCGGTCTTCATGACCAGCGCCGGGTAGTAAGCATCGAGCGTCATGAACGAGAAGCGCTTGCGGTCCATGACCATCTCATCGCGCCACTCCTCGTCACCCAGACACATGGTCACGGGCGCGCTATAGAGCGTCGCGTAGCCGCCGACGGACACGGGCGCCGTCTGGGCGACCATGACGCCGGGCGCGCCGTCGCGCGAGAGGAGCACGTTCATCACAAGCTCCTCGACCGTCTCCCGCTCCTTGCGGTTGCGGCCGATCACGCGAAGCTCGATCGAGCCCTCGAAGTCGCCGACCTCGACGAGTAGCTTGTCCGGCTGGGTGTCGTCGATCTCTTCGTCTTGCATCGCGTCGAACTTGAACTTCTCCGACGGGATGATCCGCAACGCCGGGAAGACGGACGGCTCCTCCCAGTCGGCGCCCGAGCCGGCGACGTTGATTTGTGCGGACGGCGGCAGAGCCGCCTGGAAGGCGGCCACGAAGGCGTCGACCATTGCGCGCTTGATGAGGCTCATGACCTACTGGCCTCCCCCGCCGTGGGCCTTCGCCATGAAGCGCTCGATCTCCTCGAACACGAACGCGCGAAGCTCCTCCATGGAGCCCTTGACGATCCAGTGGCCCTTCGCGCCCTTCGTGCGGATCTTCCAGATGATGCGCTCGACGATCGCGCGGACGTCGGCGTTCGCCTTCTCCCAGGAGTTGAGCTTGCGGACCTTGCCGGTCGCCTTCGCTCCGCCTTGCGTCGTGTACGACGAGAGCACGACGCGCCGAACCCAACCCTCGATCGCCTTGCGCCCCTCTTCCGACACGGGGTGCGGGCGCGCGCCCGCTTCGATAATGCCGGCGTGGGGCGCTAGGTTCTCGATGCGCGTCCCGGCGTCGCCCGAGACGACCTTCCAGGCGCTCTTCATCACGCCCTCGTCGACGGGCGTGAGGCGCGTGAGCAAGCCGACGCCGCGCGCGGCGCCCGCGCGGATGCCGCGCTTGATCGCGGTCTGGTTCCGCCGGCCGGCGGCGCGAATGGTCGCGGCCAGCTGGCCCGGCTTGATGGAGACGATCGCGCTCATGACTAGTAGTCCACGCCTTCGGCGCGCGCGAGCTTCACGATCCAGCCGATCGTCTTCTCGCGATCGGGCACGGGAACGCCCGACACCGTGTAGGAGCGGGCCTTGATCGCCTGACCGTGCGCATCCGCGAGGACCCAGAAAAATTCGACGTTCGCCGGGAGGCGCGTGCCCGCCGGCGCGCCCAGAAGGTCGGCCTCCTGGTAATTCGCGAGCGACAACTCCGTGACCCGAAGCTCCGCGTCCTCGACGCGCGCCTCCGGGCGCATCGTGAAGGAGGCGCCGTTCTTGTCCGTGACCATCGGCGGAGGCGTGAGCACCGTCTCCACGACCGTGGGAACGCCGTCGCCGATCTCTTCGCCCGACCACGTCCGGCGCACCGTCTTGACGATGTATGGACGGATGCCCATCGCCGGCAGAAGGTCGGCGCGGATGTCGTCGACGTCCGGGAGAAGCTGGTCGACGAGGCTTTGATCGAGCGTGGAGGACATGGGCCGTGTTAGCCCGCTTCGTGCGAGAAGAGGCCGCGGATGAAGCCCTTGTGGGTGCCCCACGTGGCGCCGTGGAAGCGCGCGTTCGCGGCGAGGTCCGTGATCGTGACGACCGCGCCGGCGGCGACCGTGACGCCCGCGGTCCAGGCGCCGTCACCGTAATCCAGCTGGAGCTTGACCGTGCCCGTTGCGTCGGGCGGGACGTACGCCGTGAACTTCTCGAAGTGCGAGACGTCGCACGTCTTGTCGTTGTCGACTTCCTTGTAGATCTGCTGGAAGGCCACGATCGGCTCCTGGGAAAAAGAACGCCGCCGGCGAGCACTGGCGGCACAGGGGGGACCCGTGCCCGCCGGCGGCAAGACGAACTATCCGAGCCTGGGAAGGCCCCCTTTGCCCAGGCCGGGGTGCATACCGTAGCGGTCCGTGTAGTGCGACGGACCCGAACCGGAGAAGACGTCGTGACGGACCTCGACGCCGAAGATGACGGCGAGTTCCCCGACCATGCGCCGGCCTTCGCTGCGAAGGATGGCGATCTCTTCTCCCTTGCCGCCGGTCCCGCGTGCTTCGCTGATCTTGATGGACCCGACCTCGACGGCCTTGAGACGGCCGTAGGTGGACGGGAGCGTCGTGTCCTTCAACGTCTGGATCTGCGTGAGCAAAGCCGTGACGTTGTTGTAGTTCGACGGATCGGGATCAGCGTCGATCGCGTTCATCGCCCACTCCAGACGCGTATCCGTCTGGGCGAACCTTGCAGTCCATCCCAGGTAGGTACGAATCTGTGCGCGTTGCGCGGGAGTGAGCGTCGACATGGGCTAGCCTCGCGCGCCCTTGCCGCCCTTCGGTTGCTTTTCCTCCCCGGTCGACGCCTCGCCCTTCGGCGCGGCGCTCTCCGCGAGCGACTTCTTCGCTTCGGCCAGCTGGGCTTCCATGGCCTGAATGAACATCTCGGCCATACCTTGCGGCATGCCCGCGGCGACGAGGTCCTTGACGGTCGGCATCTTCGCCGGCGCTTTGGCGGCGGCGTCCGGCGCCTTCTGCCAGCGCTCCAGGTCTTCCGCCTCGACGGGCTTGAGGCCCGGCGCGACTTGCTCCAGGATCGACGGGAAGCGCTCGCCCGAGGCCGCACGGCGCGGCATCGCGTAACCTTCGAGCACTTCGCAGACTTGACCCGGCTCGACGTCGATGTCCAGGTCCTCGTGAACGACGCGACGGTCCGACTCGTTCCGAACTTTGATCCACTTCGGTCGCTTCATGACGGTGTTCTCCCTGTGCCCTGGTTTGAATCAGCCCCCCGCGAGCGCCAGGGCGCCCGCGGGAGAAAGGCCGCGTTTAGCGGCCGTCGGAGTTCGAGCGGACGCCCGAGATCGCGCCCTTGGGCGTGCCCGACGTGTACGCCGAACAGTCGACGCGCACGGCGACGGCGGCGTCCGGCAGACTGACGTCCGCATCCGCGGTGACGTCGGCGCCGAACTGGACGAAGTTCGTCCCGTCGTACGATACCTTGACCTTGTAGGTCGCGGTCCCGACGCTCGTGATCGAAAGATGGGCGGACGTGAGATCCGACACGTCGACGGCGTTCGCACCGTTGGCGACGGCGGCCGGGACGGGGATCGAGGAATGACGCTTGCTCATATGAGGGCTCCCGTGAGGGGTTGCGGTTAGGGTGAAGAGAACCCGCCGCGGGGCGCCACACCCCAACGAGGGCGCCGCGCGAAGGCGGGGGAC